CTCATTTTATCCTGCATTTCTTTTCGAGTCGTATCAGCTATTTGTCCATCCCTATTCTGTCTGTTCTTTAGATAATAAATATCATCAAGCTCTAGTGATTTAGATTTAGCAAAATCTACAAAGTCTTCCCATTCTTCATCAGACATGTCATGCTTCTGTTTGAATGAGGTTTCCTTTGCTAATTTGCTGTTTTCAGCACGTTGACCCTGCAATGCACCATTTAGTCTACGCTGTACTATTCCATCTATCGTAGCACCCATTAACTTTGCAGAATCAGACTCAGGGTTTTGAAAAGCTTCATCGGACTCAAATTCAAAATCTTCAGGAAGATTCAATT